TTTTCTTTTTTTGATAATTGTCTGTTTAATTTTATTAAAGTTTTTTTGTTGTTCCTTTTAATTTTAATATTTTCATAACTAACACCTTCAGAAGTTATGATGAAATCTTTTATTCCTAAATCTATTCCTACCATATTATTTGATTTTGGTAATACTTTATCAATACTACCATCAACTAATATACTTAAAAAAAATTTACCAGATTTACTTTTACTTAAACTTGCAGACCTAACATTTAATTTATTTTTTTCCAAATAATTTTTATCTCTATCAGAACATTTAAATTTTAGGTTTTTTAATTGTTTTGTTAATGTTAATTTATTTGTAGTATAATCATTTTTTGTTGATATTGCATCAATTGGAAATCTACAAGATTGTTTATTATCTTTTCTTGATTTAAATTTTGGAAATCCAAATTTATTTACAAAAAAATTTTTATATGAATCCATTAAATCCATAATAGATTGTTTTAATATTTTAGTATTATGTTCTTTTAAAAAGGAATATTCATCTAATTTCGTTAATTTTTGATGAAAATAATTTCCCAATTCTTTTAAACCTAAATTTGTTTTATCTTTTATATAAGCATCTTTCTTTTGATTTAAACATAAATTATAAACAAGTCTATAACATCCAAGTAATTGATTTATATACAATTCTTGTGTTTTATTTGGATATATTCTAATTTTAATTGCCTTTAACATTTATACTAATTATTTTTGGGTGATTTATCAC